ATCAACAGACAGAACCGTGTATCCGGACATTAAGTTTAACTCTTTCAACGATTGGGCCAAGTATGTTTCGAATCAATTGAAGAAGCACAGGAACACAAATGATGAATTTATTAGAAACACAAAAGAACGAGGCTGTTAAGATAATCACGGAAGATAAGAACAAAACTTATTTGGGAGTTGTGAGCTGATGGCAACTGTTCCTCAGACTTTTCCAAGCATACCCCCTACACCAACAGTTAATTATGATTATTCACAGATTTCGGACGGAACAGGAATACAAACTGTTTATGGTGCATTTACTGGAAGCTTAACTGGAACTGGCGACGGCTCTCTTTTATCAACTACGATGGCTTCGAATACAAAAGAGGGAACAATAACTATTGTCTGGCCAGCAGCAGGAGAACTTGTTTATTCTGGTGCAACAACTTTATACTCTTTGGGAGCTTTCAATCTTCCAAAAAATGTGAAAGGAACAGCTTACGTCGAGGCATATTTTAAAGGAAAAAAAGCAGCAGCCCCAGACGGAAACCTTGGAGAAGTAAATATAAAGGCACATCTTTACAAGAACTCCACTGAAATCGCATCAGGTAGTAATGGCTTTGCTGCTGTCAACGGAACAACTTACAACACTTCTGCTTCGGGAAGTCTTTTAATTCCTATAACAATCTCAGACGTTGTTCATTATGCCCGGGGAGATGTTTTGAAAATTGGTTTAGAATTTGCGGGAAATCCCGACGGGGGAAGCGGTGGAACTAATAATAGTCAGATAACATTTGTCTGGGGAACTGACCCATTAGATAGAGATGGAACAAATATCAAGCCAAGTATTGAAGCAGATGCAACAACAGTTTTAAAAGTTCACGTTCCTTTCAGACCTGACGACTTAAACTAAAATACTTTAACAATGCCAGAAACAAATTTATCAAACTCAACAACAAGCTCGATGAATAGTTCAGTTACGAACTTTTCAGTAAGTCCTCGAACAATCGATGAAGCACAAATCAGCGAGCAGAAATGGTATAATCCTTTTTGGAGTAAATATCTCGGTTACTACAAAGCAATACCAGAATTGAAACAAGCCGTCGATAGTTTAGCAATGTGGACAGCGGGGAAAGGTTACACTGCGGACAATAGAACCAAAGCAATTCTCGAACACATCTCTGGCTGGGGTGAAGACAGCTTTGACAGCATTATGCAAAATCTTCTCGTTACAAAAAAGATAAACGGAGATGCTTTTGCTGAAAGGATAGTTGCTGATGATGCTGATAAGACTTTAATTAATCTTAAACCTCTCAACCCTTCAAGAATAAGAACCGTTGTTGACCCAAAGGGAATTATTGTTCGTTATGAAGAATGGAACCCTGCTGGAAATCAACCGATTAGAAATTTCAAGCCAGATGAAATCTTTCACATTGTAAACAACAGAATTGCTAACGAAATACACGGAGTTTCCGTCGTTGAAAGCTGTCAGTGGGTTATAGATGCGAGAAACGAAGCAATGTCAGACTGGCGTAGAATTCTTCACAGAAGTTCAATAAGAGTTATGTATGTTGACATCGACGACACTTCAAAACTAACAGTTATCAAGACACAATACGCAGATGCAATAAAGAACGGTGAAGTTTTAATCTTACCTGTAAAGAAAGGAGACGCAGAGCTTGTTGATTATTCTGCACCCCCATTGGAAGCTTTCTTGGGTTGGATAAGGTACTTAGAGAACTTTTTCTATCAGGCAGTCGGAGTTCCAAAAGTTATTCTTGGTGGAAGTCAAGAGTTTACCGAGGCATCCTCCAAAGTTGGCTATCTGACTTTCGAACAAGTCTACGCAACGGAACAAAGACTGCTTGAACAAGACTTATGGAACCAGCTTGCAATCAAAATCACATTCGAACGTCCGGTCTCGTTGAAAGAAGATGTTTTGACATCAGAAGCAGCAAACACGGGACAGGTTGGTTTCCAGCCTAACGAAGTAAACGCAAGCATGACAAAAAATGAATAGACAACAAACAGAAGAATTCACAACAATGAAATCAGATATACAATGGCTTAAAAAATTTAACTGGGTTATCTTTGGGGGGATAGTTATAAATATTGTAGTAGGTTTAACATCATCACAATGACAAAAAAATACAGTTTGTTAATTGGGCTTGTAAAGACTGCAAAGAATTCTGCAGTTTTGCTTGTGCCTTTTTTCCTTGCTATCATAGCTGGTTTGCCAGTTGAATACGCATGGTTTACAGGACCAGCAATTTACTTTCTCAAGAACTATGTAGCTAACAAATAATAATCATGGCAAGAGGAAAAAAGATTGGGGAAACAGAACAAGAATTTATAGTTAGACGTAGAGCTGAGGGCAAAGGTTCAGAGATAAGTCCAAAGTCTGCACCATCAGCAGTAACGAAAGGAGTTGGTGGGCCAGTTATAAGAACAGCAGAAGAAAATGCAATATTCCAAGAAAGAGCAAAAGAATTTAGGAACGAGGGTGCAAACAGAACTCCCGAAAGACAAGCTGAATTTGATGCCTTAGTAAATCCAGCAGCAGTTAGAGAAAAGGCAAGAGTTGCAGGCTTAACAACTGAGGAACTTAATGCTGAACTGGGAATAAATCCTAATGAAACGAAAGCCTTAGCTGGAAAAAATGAAGCTCTTGATGTCGCTGAAAGAGTAAGATTAAGCCAAGAGGCTTCGGGGATAGTTCCCGACGAGGTGGCTAAACAAGTTACATTAGCAGGTATTGCTGGGGAACAAGCCATTGCACCAACTTTAAAATTCACTGCCACAGCATTTGATGCAATAAGGACTGTGTTTGGAAAGCAACCAAAAGCCGAACAAAAAGCAGCAACAGCATTGAACGAGGCTTTGGAACCATTATCCGAGGATATGAAAAATGTGAAAGCTGGATTGGTAGATAAAGATGATGTTCTTAAAAATATTCAGATAGCAGAGGAAAGTCTTTCGTTCTTAGAAGAAACGCAGAAAGGATTGGGAAAAGTAAACGTTGATTATTGGATTGATGAAGGCTTAGGAATTGAGATTTCAATAAAGAACACTCGTGACACTCTCAACAGATACAAGAGAGATTTGTTACTTCTTCCGTAAAATATATAAAGGAGTATATACATAAATATATATGTCAGATGAAGAAACCCCAAAGGTTAGCAAAACCGAAGAGAAAGAAAGCTTTCTTAAAAGGCTTGAAGAGAAGACTTCTGAACTTAAAAAGATTGAAGAAAATATTCGTGTTCTCACCGAAAGAAATGAGGAACTTGCGGCCCGAAAACTTCTCGGTGGTAAATCTGATGCAGGGGAACAGCCAACGTTACCAGTAGAGGAAACACCAAAAGAATATCTTAAACGAATGACGGGCATCGTCGTTAAGAGCAAACATGGCTGAGATTTTTATGATAACTCGTGGTCATGCCGACCACGTCGAGAAATGGGAACGTTCGATGAGAGACATCTTTTTGCCTATGAAGACGAGAAAGAAGGTTAAAGACGAAAACGGCAATGAAATGGAGATTGACACTTATCCTGTGATTGACATGCAACTTAGACCAATTCAACTATGGGGTTTTGTTTGTCCTGATGAATACGTTCAACCAGTTTGCAACAGCTTAGGAATTCCAACAGATGAAAAGTATTTTGATGTTGAACCAAAAGAAGGGGAAGGAACTGGAACAAGCTTTATGTCTGGCTTCGGTGTTAAAGCATACTTGGAAGGAATGAGACTTTTGCTTGGGGCAAAGAAACTTCCTGCACCTGATATGTCGAAGGGAATTCTTACAAAACCAATCTATCATCAATTTGTAAACATCCTCGGTATCGGTTATCGTGAAGACGGAAAAATAAAAACTGTTGCTGGTGTTCACGACAGGATATGATAACGATTGATTTCTCCGCGGAAGGGCTTTTGCTTTATCTTTCTGTCCTTGCAACCATGGGAGTTGTGCTAAAAGTTTATCAGTTATTCGGTAAGGCGCGTAAGTCAAGATAGTTGTTCGGTGAGCCGATTAATTAGTAAAATATATAAACTAACGATTTCTTGTTTCTGCATAATGGCAAACGAACACGTCTTGATGACACTGAAAACATTTCCTGTTTCTATGACTTGTGCCGACGCTACTGGCATTGAAAAAGGTTCGTTGTTGAAGATGACTGACCCAAACACTGCAATAATTCATTCTGCTGAAAACGACCCTATCTGTGGAATTGCTTACACCGAATATGTTGCAAACACTGGTGGAAAAGTTTTAGTTCTTTCAGGCCCTGGTGATGAATTGAAAGCAACGGCTTCTGGTTCAATCACAGTTCACGACCCATTGATGGCTGCTGATGCAGGTTTCCCTAATTATCTTTATTCAGTTAAGGGTGTTGCTGCATCTTTACTTTCAGGTGGAACTATTGTTGGTTATGCAAAAGAAACTTGCACCACAGGAGAGACATTCAAGTATGTATTAAATCTAACCCCAGTACAGGGTAGCGGAATATTATAAAATGGCTGACACATTAGGACAGGCAGACATAAGGGGACTTGACATAGACAAGACCTTGAAGGGTTTTGCAGATGAGGAATTCGTATTCAAAGATTTCTTGACAGTTACACCAACATCAAACAGAGAAATTCGATGGTGGCAAAAGACAGCAGGTGTTTTAACTGACGTTACAACCACAGGAATAACAGACGGTAAAAGCCCACAAGCATTCGGGGCATTGGGTTCAATCCAAGAGCAATCAGCAACAAGGCTCACTTCTTATGTTCAACACTTCGACCAGTGGTCACCATATTTCACTTATGCAGACATCAAAGACAGTGACCCAGATATGTTTGCAGCAAATATAAGAGACTTGAACAGAGCAGTTCAAAACAAGATTGATTATAGAATTCTTAATGTTCTTTCAGGAAGCGTTCATCTTTCTGGAAGTGCTGCTGGAACAGGCTGGGCAGATGCTTCAAATGGAAATCCATTCCTTGACTTGCTTTCAGGTTCAACTGAAATAAGAAAGAACGGTTACGACATAAGCAACACAGTTGCATGGGTACACCCAACAAACTACAAGCACTTGATGAACTACTTCGTAACAATAAAGGGAAGCTCAGTTCCTCAGTTTGCAAGTGGAAAGGTTGAAGACGGAGTTCTTACAAAGATTGCAAACGTAAGAATAGTTGTATCGAACAACGCAACACTCGGACAAGTTTTCATGATTACTCCACAGCGTTCAGCTACATGGAAAACCTTTACTCCAATAACAGGAATAACAAAGGAAGAGCCAGGAGTTGGAACACAGATCAGAGTATGGGAAGACGGAGAAGTTCTATTCACAGACCCAAAGTCAGCGTATCTCATCAAGGGCGTCGGTGTAGCTTAGTTCTTAATAGTGTCAACAATAGGAGAAAAAACTTTAACATATGTTCTTAAAGAAATTGGAAAGGAAAAATCTTTAAAGAAACGGAAACTTAAAAAGAGATGGTCGTTGAAGTCGCAACAGGAACAATTGGAACGAGAGCAGTCAGTCAAAACTATCCAAACACAGAAGGATTAATTCTTGGAACAACAAAACGTTCAAACGAAAGTGCGTCGCTGATACCACAAGAGGCAAATCTAACTCCTCAGGATTTGAGATAATGGGCGGAACTGGTTCAGGTAGAACTCCGGATGTTATGAAGATGGCTCGTGAGCAATTTCAAAACAACGCAGTTCAATTTAATGATGTCCCTTTGGTTTTACCAAATCTTTCAGGTGTTCAAAAAGAAGCATTAAGAACAGACACGGGCTTGACGGCTGGTTCTGTTTTATTTGCTGACACCGACGGAACAATCACACAAGACTATAATGCTTTCCGTTACAACAGCACAAACAAGGTATTAACGTTTGCAGGGGAAAGCACGGAGAGCAACGGTTTAAAGTTTATGACTGATTTTTCAGCCGCAAATGTAAGCTCTCGTATTCTATTTGCAGAAGACGCTGTTGACCAAAACCTTTTCGGTTTCTCTTTGGTTTTTGCAGGACAACCAAACCCAACATTCAACGGAACGACTATGACTGCAACAGCTAATACTTTTAATATCTTTCATCACGCAAATTCAGCAGCTGGAACAGCAGCTCTCACAATAGATAGGACAACAGGCAACACGGGAATAAAAACACCGACACCCGACCAAGCATTAGAGGTTGTAGGACAGTTGCAAGTTACACATACAGACGGAGCAGGAGACCATTTAACAATACAGCCATTTACCGACGGCAATACTTATTTTAATGCTTATGGAGCTGGTGCAGGGGAAGGGGGATTTTATTTTAGAGTTAATGATGGTGCAAATATCGCGGTTAGATTTAACAACGACGCTCCGGCTGATAGTCTTACTGTTGATGCTTTGGGTGTAGGAATAGGAACAACAACACCAGGTGCACTCCTTGATGTTGCGGGGGATGCAAGAATAAGAACGGGAACAAACGATAAGGTTGATTTTGATGGTGGAGATATTTTAATTGTTTCTACAACCGACGCAGTTTTAAGATTAACAGAAGCAGGAGACAGTGGATTTAGATTTCTTTATGACGGGGACGGAACAAATAATTTAATTCTCGGAAGCGGTGTAGCTTCAACATATACTCCTCGTTTGACAATAGAAAGAGATACTGGTAATGTTGCAATAGGAACAATGACACCATCAACAACATTACACGTTTCAGGTTCATCAGGAATAACATTTAACAGAACAGGAAACTTTGGAACATTCATTGACTTCCAAAGAGGCGGATCAAGAAAATGGCAATTTCATGCAGGAATAGAAAGTGCTATTGATAATTTATTTGCTTTGAGAACGGGTACAACACCAGATAATAGGTTCTTCTGGCATACCTCTGGTTCAATGGGAATGGTTAATCATACAAATCCAACCAGCGTCGATGTTTCGAGTATGTCTGGTTCAATGTTCATTTCTGGTGGGGCTTTGTGGTATAAAGGCTTTGCAGGAACATACACCCTCGTCGCTAATTCTTAATTATATTCTCTACAATAGATATATTTATAAACTTATAATATTATATATCATTTTACATATATTTACATAATAATGAAATATAATATTTACGTTTACCTTTTTGAAAAAAAAAAAGGTACTAGGTACTTTTTAATGAAAAAACAACGTAAAAACCAATAAATACTAATAATTTTAAAAGTAACTTTTTATAACAAAAGAACAATAACAACAAACCCAAACTCCAATAATCCTACTTCCAAAAATACCAATTTGTGAAATTTGTTATCCGGTAGGGGATTTGACTGCGAAGGCAGATTCTCTTCCATGGATTTATGGTAAAAGATTGAGAGGAGGGTGTCAAGCTTGATTACCGACAGGTGAGATTTTTTCGACAATTATCGATGGGCGTTCATTTTTAGTGTCCAGATGACCTTCGATAATTACTACGGAATCTTGAATTAATAAGCTTTTATATTGTTCAAAAGTCCTTGGAAAAACAACGCATTCCGTGGAAATTCCTTTTTCATTTGCCAGCAACAGGAAGGCCATTTCGCTATTATTTTTTTTGGTGAAGATACGTCTTAGGGATTCAATAATACCTCCTATTTTTATTATTGTACCTTCTTTTTCCTCCAAAAGGTGTTCCAGCTCATGAGTAATTGCATTCTTAACACGAATTAGATTATTTTGTTGAGGATGGGATGTTAGATATAGACCAAGAAATTCTTTTTCAAAAGCTAATTTCTCATTTTGGGAAAAATCTTCAACTTGATTGTTGGTAGATTTGCTTTCTATTTTAACTTCGTTTGTGTCTCCAAAGAGGCTTGTCTGACCTTCTTTTTCTTGTTTTCTCTTCTTGTGTGCTTGTTCGACAATCTCCGGGAAAGACATTAATATGGCGGCACGATTACCGAAAATATCCAAAGCACCGGCCTTTGTCAGGCTCTCAATAGTCTTTTTGTTAACCGGTCCCAAATCAACTCTCACACAAAAATCATCAAGAGAGTTTAACCTTCCGTTACTTTTTGCTTCCAAAATACTCATTATAGC